CAATTATTTTGCAACCCAAATCATACCCCATTTTTCTTTTCTTTCAGGTTTAATTATATTATGTATATGACAATCCTCCCACGAACTAAATTTTTCCGGGCGTTCTAAATAATTATCATGCTCTATATAACCAAACTTTCTATAACCTAAAGAATGAAGATGAGCTGCACCTTCATTAATTTTATCATATTCTTCTTCTGCCCATTCAAAACAAATATCATTTTGCATGTTGCTTAAACCTAAAAGGACTTCAGTCTCGTAACCTTCAACATCTATTTTTATAAGATTCGGTTCACCTACCTTTTTTATTAAATCATCTAAACATAAGGATTTTATTTTAATAGGATCATACCAAACGTAATCTTTACTAAATCTACTATTTTTAATCCAATTAGTAGAAACTGTTGAGATAGTATCACCATTACTAATATAAAAATTAACTAACTCTTCGCTAGTTGTCGCCATTGCTCTATTAGCAATGGAAATATTGGCATTATACTTAAACTTATTAAGAAGAAAAGAGTATAAAGATGGATTAGGTTCAACTAACACCACTTTACACTCTTTAAATTCTTCTAAGCATTTTTCCGCGAACTCTCCGCGGTTAGCGCCTATATCAAATATTAGCATTGCTTTTTGATACGAAATTATTCGTCATCATCAAAAAGCTTTACAACGTCACCATCACCACTACCACTATCTTGTTCTAATACTGGTGGAGCTGGGTTATTAATATTTTCATATTGTTGAATAATACGATCATCAAGCTGAACGTCAGATACAGCGATTGCACTTTTGTTAAACGTCCAATTGTTTTGCTCTTTATCTTTTAAGAACTCCATAAAGATATATGGGAATGATTGAACTTGAAGTTGACCAGTTTGTTGTTCTGGTTGAACATGAATAATTACAGGATTGTAAAGTGTAATAGTGTTTTTAGTATCTTCTTTTACAACACCTAAAACAGTCCTTCCAATATGATCAACAATAGTTTTAATTTCTTTATCTGCCATGTCTTAATTATAGTTAATTACTTAAAAATGCAACTATAACTTATGGTTTGCTGGAATGTATTTTTGATTTTTATCTACTACATGTACTTTATTACGCGGTATAATTTTAGTACACTTTTCCTTAAAGTTATCTTGACTTAAAACTAAAGGCAATCCGATTTCTTCAGAAAGAGCTGTTATACATGTTTCAGGGTCATATGTTAAAAATTCATAGCTTAGCCAATGATAGTGAATATCCTGTTGTGTGCTACATTGTTTTATTAGATTTACTACAAATTCTAAAGAAAGTTGATGTAGAAGTTTAGCATCAGATAAAGAACTACCTTGTTTTACTCCTGACTTTATTACTGATGAAAAATCTCTTATAGGAGTTACAATGTGAATATCTTTTGGACTATATAATGTCTTAACCTTAGTTAATAGATTTAACATATTAACCCACCCGGCATCTTCAAATCTTGAATAAGGTAAATCAGTTCTTTTTTCGCATACATTGTCAAAATATGGCAGCCATTTAGTTGGGTAAGAAAATCTTATAACTAGGTCAGATGTTTTATCTTTAGGGTCAGGTGTACCTTCTGCTTCAGAGACATTGCCCTTACAACCAAAAAAAGTTTTAAAAATGGAAGCTGCTAATTTTGTACCGCAAAATTGAGGACCAATAGTTAATATAACTTTTCTATCGTTCACTGAAACCTCAAAGTATTAGCTACTTCAGTCGCTTCTTCGAGAGCTTCTTTACATTGTTTAGATAAATAAGTTGACTTATCTTGAGCATGATCAAGAGTACTTCTCATAACAAAGATAGCTCTTCTAATTTTTTCTAACTCAGGATTGTTGTTGCTACCTGAACCGTTATCTGTTCCAACTATTACATTTCTTAGCAAAGCTAATGTTTCTAAAATACCTTTTATTTTACCTCTATTAAATGCAGGGTGCGCTTTATGAGTATTATCATCTTCAGGTCTATCTGTATATCCTCCGGGTTGTAATGCCATGAGTCTATTTAAGCAAAGAGGTCGAATAATTCAACTTGTACATTTTCCGCAGGTTTACGTATTTTCCAACCCACACAATCATAAAAACGTTCTATACCTTGAAAGAGAATCTTTTCAAACATTTTTTCGTAATCAACTTTAAAGATATCGTTAAACTCTTTTGGGTAATCATACTTAAAACCAATACTATCTAATCCGTACTTATTAGGTTTTTCTACATACATATATCTTACCTTATCACCTGATCCAAGGTCCTCATATCTATTACCAGTATTAAGTTTATCCAATAGTAAGTTATAAAAGTAAGCTGACTTAACATGAATAGGCATACCCTTTATAGTATTAAATTCATTACAAGATACAGCATACTTTTCATATGACTTAACACCCATAACAAAAGCTAACTCTTGTGGAGATAAACTCTTAAAGATATCATAAGTTTCATTTAAAACCTTATTAGTATCGGTTAGAGACTGAGTACTAAGCATAGTTTCAATAATCTTCTTAGCATAAGGTTTAATAGCATTAGGCATAGTAGTACGTACTACCTCAACACCAGTATACTTAAATTTATTCTCCTTAATACCTTCATCATCTAAGATATGCATCACATAACGCTTCTTCTGCAAGAATACTCCTACATCTGCAATACATTCTCTTTTAAAAACAAATCGACTATCTTGTGATAGTAAAGATTTTTTAGCCCAGTCTTCTACACCTCTATTAAGATAGTCTTCAATTTCTTGAATCTTATCATGAGTATCTTGATGTACATCATCACCATCCAAAAAATTTAACCCTTTATTGACAAGAGGGGTAATCGATACATAAGACGAGTCAGTATCGTTGTACACAATACACCCCTCTAACTCTCTATCTGATATATCAGGAACTTCATTTTTGATAAACTCTTTAATAAGTTCATTCGAATACTTAATAACAGCTTGACCAGTTAGTGTTACAGACGAAGCAATATCATCATCACCAATAGGAGCATTCTTATTGCCCATATACCCATAACAAGAGTTAATAAGAATCTTAATAACCATCTGCGAGGTATTAAGTCGTTCAACTTCATACTTAGCCTCTATATATTCAGGTGTATCCTTCTTAAGTTTTTTAAGCTTAGTTTTAGCTTTAAAGAGTTCTTTCTTAATAACAACACGCTGATTGTAATAGTATTCCAAGAACTCAGGTATAATACCTTTCTTCTTCTGCGTAAATAAGAACCCAGCCTTAGATAAAGCACATTGTTCGTCTTTTAGAAACTTAGCAAATGCAGGTCTATCAAGTTCAAACAATTTACCACTTACATGCTGTATAACTACTTTTTTATCAGTAGTATTTTCTACTTTACCTATCTTAGTTTCAGGCGAAGTATTAAGCGATATCATCACATTAGGATATAGAGAGTTAGCATCAAAAGACACCACATGATTCTTAAACCCATTCTTAGGTTCCGCAACATACGCACCAGGATTCTTACCTGTATCAGCGTTACGTAAAAACGTTGCAATAACTTCCCCTCGTTTTCTAGCCTTAATACATAACGCACCATTAATAACCCCAATAGTACCCATAGCACCTTCCAACGTAGTTAGACCAACATAAGATAACTTACGTAACAAAGGAACGTATTGAAGTTTCTCTTCTAATCGTACAAGCAAATTAACGTCTTGAATATTATAGTCAATAAAGGTATCCCAATCTTCATCAGATAAAGTAGCCAAGTTAGTATCACCATAGTCAATCTTTCGTTGACCTAATTCTACTTCACCAATAGCATCAAGTTTATACGACTCTCTCAATTTCAAACAAAAGCGTCTATATACATCAAGATAATCTAAACAAGCAATCCCGTCAATATAATAACGTTTTTGATCTTGACCGAATTTACCCTTAATTGCTCTAAAATGAACTCGTCCAAGAGGTGAAAGTCTATCAACATATTCCTGTCCTAAAATACGTTCAATACGATTTATGATATAAGGTATATCAAAAAATTCAGAGTTCCATCCACTTAAAATATCCGGATAATCTTCTTCAAGATATTCGATAAACTTGATAAACATCTCACGTTCATCTCTACAATGAACATAATTTAGGTTATGAGCACCCTTACCGTTATAGGGCTTAATACCAAACGTATGAAACTTTTTAGTAAAATTATCATAACAAGTAATTACGTTTACAACATGAGTAGGATTTTCAGGGTCCGGAAATGTATCTGGTGAATACGTCTCTATATCTAATAAACATGTTTTAAGAGGGTGACTGCTGAATTCATCCTCTTCATTTTGTTCCCAATACAAGTCTAATAAAAATTGCTGTACAGGGGGCATATTTTCAAATACCCTCTTAACATTAGATTCCCTTACAAAACGAGACCGG